AAAGAGCGGACTGGACAAGTCGGGCAAGGCTCCCATCATGGGACGCATCACCGTGAACCGCACGATGGCGCAGTTCAGTTGCAAGCTGTCATGCCCTCCCGAACTGTGGAATCCCCGTGAAAGCCGTCTGAACGGCAAGAGCAAGGAGGCGGTGGAAACCAATGCCAAGATTGAAAAACTGTTGCTTGCCGTCAATTCGGCATTTGATGCTTTTCTGGAGCGTAAGCAGGAGTTTGATGCTATGGCAGTCAAGGATATGTTTCAAGGCAGTATGGACACACAGATGACCTTGTTTAAACTTTTTGACAGGCATATCGAGGAAATCAGGGCGCGTGTGGGAATAGACGTGTCCCACCGCACACTCCCGAACTATCTTTATACCCGTAGCCGTCTTGCTGATTTCGTCAAAAGCAAGTTCAAGGTGTCCGACCTTGCCTTCTGCCAGCTCAACGAACTGTTCATACGGGAATTTCAGGAGTATATCGTCATTGAAAGAGGATTGGGAGTCCAGACGGTACGCCACTATCTGGCTATTCTGAAAAAGATTTGCCGTATCGCATTCAAGGAAGGATACTCGGACAAGTTGTATTTTGAACATTACAAGTTGCCCAAACAGAAAGAGACACCGCCGAGAGCGTTGTGCAGGGAAGATTTTGAGAAGATACGGGACATCGAGCTTACCGGATGCCGCCCGGAACATTCCATAGTCAGGGACTTGTTCCTTTTCGCCTGTTATGCCGGAACCTCGTATGTGGATGTGGTCGCCATCACTCCCGACAACCTCTCAAAGGATGATAACGGGGCTTTATGGCTGAAATACCGCAGAGGCAAGAACGGGCAGTTAAGCCGGGTTAAATTGTTGCCTGAGGCAATAGCCCTCATAGAGAAATACCGTGACGATATGCGAGCCACCCTGTTCCCCGTCATTCCTTATCAAGCCCTGAAATGGTGCCTGACAAGCATCAAGATGAAAGTCGGAATCAAAGGGCGGTTATCCTACCACATGGGACGGCACTCGTTCTCGACCCTGATGACACTCGAAAACGGTGTCCCTATAGAGACCGTCAGCAAAATGTTAGGACACGCTGATATAAGAACCACTCAAGTATATGCCCGTGTGACCCCGAAGAAACTCTTTGAGGATATGGACAAATACATCGAGGCGACAAAGGATCTGAAACTCATACTCTAATACCATTAAAACAAGACAATTATGCGAAGTACATTTTCAATACTATACTATATTAACCGCAGCAAGGTCAAAGCTGACGGAACCACCGCCATCATGTGCCGTATCACGGTTGACGGCAAGAACAGTGTGTTTTCAACAGGCTATTATTGCATCCCCGAAGATTGGAAGGCCAAGACAGGAGAGGTGAAAAATATAAGGACAAACAACCTTCTTGGAGAATTGCGCACCAAGATAGAAACATTCTATGCCAATCTGCTGAAGGAAACCGGAATGGTTACAGCGGAGATACTAAAGAATGAAATCACCCGTGTAGTAGACATACCGGTCACACTGCTTAAAACCGGAGAGGAAGAACAGGAAAGGCTCAGAATACGCTCCGAAGTGATAAACTCCACTTCTTCCTATCGCCAGTCCAAATCCTCACAGGCATACCTTCACGAATACCTCCTGTCATTGAACAGGCGTGACATCGCTTTCGAGGATATCACCGAAGATTTCGGCTGGGACTATAAACTATACCTGAAAGCCAAAGGTTGCGGAGCCGGACATATCAACCACTGCCTTACATGGCTGAACAGGCTTATCTATATTGCCGTTGACAGAGAAGTTATCCATTTCAATCCGCTTTCGGATGTACCTTATGAAAAGAAGCCAGACTACAAGCTAAGACACATAAGCAGAGCCGAACTGCAACGGATTATGGAACAGCCCATGCCGGAAAGGTTACAGGAACTTACACGAAGGGCGTTCATCTTTTCCTGTTTTTCCGGGTTATCGTATGTCGATGTAAAAAGGCTTTATCCCTCACATATCGGAATGACAGCGGACGGAAGACGTTTCATCCGTATCAACAGGAAAAAGACAGACGTAGAGTCCTTTATACCACTCCACCCAGTGGCAGAGCAAATTTTATCACTGTATAATACTACTGATGATAACAGTCCGATATTCCCTTTGCCTAAACGTGATATGCTGTGGTACTGCATCCACGAAATTGGCATTGTGGCAGGCGTCAAAGAAAATCTCAGCTACCATGCGAGCCGCCATTCGTTCGGAACTTTGACGTTATCAGCAGGTGTGCCGATAGAGAGTATCAGCAAGATGATGGGGCATACGAATATCCGAACGACACAAGGCTATGCCAGAGTTACAGACGATAAAATCTCGGAAGATATGGACAAGCTGATGGAGCGAAGAAAGAAAATGTCGGCTGGCGAAAAGAGTAAATAATCATCAAATAATAAACGTATTATGAACAGAGGAATAATAACAATCAGTGAAATGGGGACAACTACAATCCCTACTACTACCGTATGGATGACCAAGTTCGAGATAGCCGACCTGTTCGGGGTATTCTCGTGCGACATCCGCAAGGCGATACGAGCAATCTACAAGAACAAGGAACTGAATGAAGCCGAAACAATGCGATATATCAGGCAACCCGATGGTATCAGTTATGATGTGTATAATTTTGAAATGATTATAGCCATCGCTTTCAAAATATGTAGCAAAGGGACCCTTTTGTTCAGGCGGTTCGTAATAAATGAAATCTACGCCACCAAGAAAGGAAACCCGATAACATTGTTCTTCTCGTGTGGCAAGGGCGGCAACCTATGGTATAGCTGAGGTTCATCCCGTCAGCCACCTGTTCCCGATGCTCGGATGCAAAGGTAGCGTGTGGCTTTGACGGCATCGGCAAGGTCAGGCGGCAGAGCCGTTTCGGGCGGAATCTTCCTCAAACAGAGTTGAGCGTATTCCACCCGAAAACCTTGCCACTGCCAACCACACGCTTGAAAGGCACCCGGCAACGGAAACAAGCGATTGACGGGAAATCAGAAGAAAGAGAAGGAACGGCTTACAGACGAAACTGAACATTGATGCTTCATCCGTAAGCCGTTCCTTTTTTGTGTACCATTGCTGCCGCAAATATGGGGCAAACGGCAAACTGCGCTCCTTCAAGAAAATCAGGTTACTGTTGCCCCCAGTCGATAGGCAGTGCGATAACCGTCAGCCAGCATCTTTTCAATGTCGGATTCACGGTAGAGGATTTTGCCACCCAACTGGATGTAGGCTATCCGTCCCTCGTTACGGTAGTCTTGGAGTGTCCGGCGGCTCACTTTCAGACGTGCCGACACCTCCTTGTCGGTGAAGAAACGCTCCCCGTTCAGTGTCGGGCGGTAGTTGGCGGTCAGATGCTCTACGTTGTCCAGCAGACGGTCGAGGCTGCCCATGAAGTGGATTATCCACTTGCTGTCCTTGTTAATCAGTTCATTCATACGTTTTGGATTTTAGTGGGTATTATCAGTTATGTACTATACTTGGTTTATATAGTTCTGCCTTTGAACTTCGCTTCCTTTCTCCTGTCCTCCACAATGGGGACAATGCGTTGCACGTCTTCGGGTCGGTAATAGGTCTTGTGGCTTATCTGTGAATAAGCCAACGTGCCGTTGTCCCGAAGCGTCTGCAACGTGCGTGGGCTGATGTTCAGCATCCGGCACACGTCCTGATTGTCCATCCACTCGCTCATCTTCTTTTCGCCGTGCCGATGGCAAATGGCATCCATACGGCGGACGAAGCGGTCGAACTTGGCGACCAGTTCCTCAAAGGTCTTTCTCTCGATTGATACGATTTCCATATTGTCTTTCTTTTAGTTGTTACTGTTTCTTCTGTCGCAAAGGAATATATAATATGTTATCCGGCAATGGATTTTTCGGAAGTGGCAGTGTGTTGCGCCAATAGGTAGCCTTTGTCCGGGATGCCGTCTTTCCTTTAACCATAATCATTCCTTCTTCCGCAAAGAAATACATAATCCGGCATCCGGCAATGGTTTCAATCAGGTCTGGCAGCAAGTGGCACAGGGTGGTAGGGGTTGGCACAGGCATAACCCACCGATTGCCCAATCCGTTCAGTCCTTAATTCCCATATTTAATAAGGAAGCCACAGCCAAATAAGGGCTTAATTCAAAATCGCCCGTGATTGAGCCTTTGCCCTCTCGTGTATTCATATCCGGCAAAACGGTGAAGTCCTCACCACTTTATCAACCGCCATAAAGCAAAACCACACAAAATTGCCTAAGAGAATCCAAGTGCTTGACTGACTGCATCAAAGCACCTTACTTTGCTCCCGATAATCGGTCAAGGTGCTTACCAAGACCACAGTTAATAACTTAATTAATTTGTTTTTTACAATGAAGAGAGAACCAAGCATTACAGAGCAGCAGGCTCGTGAAATCGTGGAAAAGATGGGACGCAGGGAATCCTACACTCCCAAGTCGATGGATGACATCTACAGGCGTATCGGTCTGGAGCCGGATGAGCCGGAACAGCCCGACAAGACCGTCACGGAGGAAACGGAGACCGCTATGGCGGATGAACCATCAAGTGAGGCGGTCGGGGAAACGGCAATGCCGCAGAAGCGTGTCAGCAGCAAGCAGCGCAGGCTGTCGCTGGAGGAGTACCGCACCACCTATCTCCAAGTTCCCAAGATTGTCAACCGCAAGCCCGTGTTCGTCAGCGAGACGGTGCGTGACGAACTTGACAGGGTTGTCCGCTTCCTCGGAGGAAAGGGCATGAGTGCATCGGGGCTGATTGAGAATCTCGTTCGTCTGCACCTCGACACCTACCGGAACGACATCGAGCAGTGGCGCAAGCTCTGACGGGATTACAGAAAGTCGGTCAGGCTGGTGAATACACTTCATCGGTTTAACCGATACCCAAGATGAGTGATTACACTCGGAAACAAATCCGACAGGCAGAGGTTTTTTGTGTCCTCAAAGACACAGCAAGATATATTTTCAGTTACCCGAATAATTCTAAGTAACTGAAAACACCTTCACTGCCGTGGGCAGAATTATCCTCCGCAGTCGGATAATTTCGGGGTTCATTAATCAAAGATTAAACAATGGACAAGCCATAAAATTGAAAAAAATAAGAAGCATGAAAAAGAAGAGCAAGTACGGGAGAATGTTCGTGCAAGCGAGTGCAGAGCCAAACTCGTTTGAGCTATGCCGAGCGCAGCCGAAGATGCGTGGACGAAATCCCAAGTTGAACCCGAAGACGCACTGCGTGATGGTGCGCTTCGACGATGTGGAATGGAACAGGTTCCTGACGATGTACGAGGAATCTAACGTGTACGCAAAAGCCGTCTTTCTCAAGGCGCATTTCTTCGGTCAGAAGTTCAAGGTGCTGAAGGTGGACAAGACGCTGGTGGACTACTACACCAAGCTGTCGGACTTCCATGCCCAGTTCCGTTGCATCGGCACGAACTACAATCAGGTTGTCAAGGAACTGCGTATCCACTTCTCGGAGAAGAAGGCGATGGCGTTGCTCTACAAGCTGGAGAAGTGTACCATCGACCTTGTTAAACTGAGCCGAGAGATTGTGGAACTTTCAAGGGAGATGGAGAAGTGTTATCAATCCAAATCCGACTGACATGGCATCGGTCAAGGTCAAGTTTCGCTCATCCACCATAGGCGGCAAGGAGGGCACACTCTACTATCAGGTGATTCACAACCGTGTGGTCAGGCAGATATATACCAACTATAAACTTTTCGCTTCGGAGTGGGACAACCATTCCGAAGCGGTCATCCTGCATCGTTTCCCGAATGAACAAGAACGGAACAATTATCTGCTTTCGATAAGCTCACGCATTAGGTGGGACAAAGATAGGGTGAATAAAATCATACAAGCCCTATCCCAATCCGGCACGTTTGTGACGGATGATATAGTCGTGCGCTTTCAGAATAACAGACTGGAGCAATCGTTCAATGCCTACATCTGTCAGCAGATAGCAAGGCTGAAACGTTTGGGAAAGATACGCACCTCGGAAACCTATACGGCGGCACTCCGAAGTTTCAGCGGCTTTATGAATGACAAGGAGGTCTTGTTTGATCAGCTTAACGCTGACTTGATAGCGGAATACGAGGCTTATCTGAAAGGTAGAGGCAACTCACCCAATACCGTATCGTTCTATATGCGCATCCTGAAAGCGGTCTATAACCGTGCGGTGGAAGAGGGGTTGATCGAGCAACGGCATCCATTCAAGTCTGTCTATACGGGAGTGGAAAAGACCTTGAAGCGAGCCATATCAATCAACGACCTTAAACGCATCAAAGGGCTGGACTTGTCGTTGAAGCCCAACCTTGGATTTGCCCGTGATGTGTTCCTGTTCTGTTTCTACACAAGGGG